CGCAACAGCTTCTAAATCGCTGTTCCTAACTGCGTCGATAGATTTAAGTAATTCGTTGGTTTCGGCTATAGTTTTATCAACGGCTTTAAAATCAAGTGCCATTTCTTTTTTAACTTTTAATTGCTGCGCGGGGTTTAAGTTACCCGTTTTAACAATACCTAGTACGCCTGGCGCATCCGGCCCCCCACCTTTATAACGCCGCGCGTCAACGCGCATAGTTTCCATTGGGTTATAAGGGTTAGCAACTTCAGTCAACGTAGGCGCTTCTTGTTTAGCAGCCGTTACCAATTGCGCGCGTTCGGTATTAAGTTGTTGAACATTTGCCGCAACTTTAGGGTTGCCCATATAAGGTCTAAGGCGAGCAATCTCAGCGTTAATATCTTGTATACGCGCGTTCATGGCATCAACAGGTGCAGTAGCATCAACAGGCGCAGTAGCCGTAACAGGTGCAGCAGTAGGTGCCGCCGCCGGTGCAACAGGAGTAACAGGTGCCGTAGCCGGTGCTTGCGCGCCAGGCACTAACATATTTGCAACTGGTGCGGCGGGTGTTGCACCTACTGTTGCGGGCAAAGCGTTGGGAACCCCACCGCCGGTTGACGGTGCGCCGCCGCTAGTCATGGGCAAAGCAAAGGGAGCACCACCGCCTCCACCACCACCGCCGGTCATAGGCGTAGCCGACGGCGTGGGGGTTGTTCTGCCCATCAACCTGTCAATTTCGGCACGGTCTGCTTGTGCAATAGCAAAGTTTTGTTCAGCAATTGACGCTTGACGGTTGGGCGCTGCCGCACCAATATTTGCCGTTTGAACACGCGTTTGATTAGTTGCTATCGTATTAGCGTCAACAAACAATTTCTCGGCTTTTAGCGACGCATTGCGAAGCCACGCTTGAAATGCAGCAGGGTCGTTTCTAGGGATTGCTGCCAACGCAACATCCATTGGCGCAACCGATTCAACGTAAGGACGGGTAGTAGGATTTGCATAAAAGTTACTCAACCATCTTGCTGCATCTTCAGGCGATTTAATAAACCCGACTTGGTTTTTATATAGTTCTAAAGATTTTTCAGCCGTACCTATATCTCGGGCGGCGATTTCGCTTTGTTGACCAATAAGTTTTTGCCCTTGCATCGGCGCGCGCGACATCAATTGACGTCTGCCTTCGGCGGTAGACAAATCCCCACCTTGAGCGTAAAAGTCACGCAAAGCGTTTTCGCTTTCAAAACCCTGTTGCGCTTGGCGCAATTGCATCATCTGCCCCATCTGGGCAAGCATATTGGGTTGCTCAATGGGCTTTACGCCTAGCGCAATGTTGGTGTCGAGTGCCATGATTATGCCCTTGCCGAAGGTCTGTAAGTATAGTCAATTCCCGACGTAAGGTCTGATCCTGTTAGGCCGGCTGTTTGAGTATTTCTACTGTTAATCAAGTTATTAAGGTAGTAAGTGTTGGCAAGGTTGCTTACACCGCTCAAACTTTGATTAAACGCATTGGCGCTACCGACAATACCTGACGCATTAGCATTAGCTGCGCCGGTCAGCGCGTTGGTGGCATTTGTGCCATAGGCGCTCAACACGCCAGTTGTGCCTTGACCATAATTGCCGTAGGCCGTGTTCATAGCGCCGCCAGCAGCCCCGTACGCGCCTGACGCGCCTTGCCCTGCATTGGATATAGCTTGACCACCCGCGCTGCCGTATTGAGCACCTGCCGAGCCTGTCATAGCTGAAGCGTTTAAGCCTTGGGCTGACAAGTTTTGGAATGGTGACAACGTGTTGCCACGGATAGCCTGAAACCGATTAAACGCGTTTTGATACTCTTGTGACGCTAAATCACTAGAATAACTTGCGGCTCCTTTTAGCGCGTTACCTGAAATCAACCCACCGCGCGAAGCAGCTTGGCGGTCGATGGCTTTTAAACCTTCTCTAATACGGAAAGCGTAGCCAGGGTCTTTGCCCGTTTCAAAATCTGCGGGCGTAAAGTCTGCCGTTTTAAAACGACCATAGTCGGCAGCGCCCGTGTTACCTCCAATACCTAAAAGCGTATTGAGTTGGTTGGTTGCAGCAACACCTGATTCGCGGTAAGGCGCAAAGTCTGCGCGCGCTTGCTCATACCTTGCGGCTTGAAAAGCCATTTGCTGGTCAAGCGCATCGCGTTGAGCAAGCAGTTGCTTATCAACAGTTGCGCCTGCCGCTAAAATCTGCTTATCTAACGCTTCTTTTTGCGCGGCAAGCTGCTGTTGTGAAATTTGATAAGACAGTTGCCCTGACTCTCTTGCAGATTCAGCTTGGGTGTTGGCGGCATCGCGCGCTGCGCGCGCGCTGTTTGCGCCACCGATTAACGATGCGCCCGCGCTAATTACGCCTGCTGTAATAATTCCAGCCATGTCAATTCTCCGTTAATAGCATTCTAACGCCGTTGTTATGCGCTAGGGCTAGTCTTTTATCCAACATTCCACACGCGGGGATAACGTAAATTCGTTCTTCAATCTCATCTATGTCGGTACAGCCGTCAAGGTTGTCGTAAATGTCAACCCATACAAGTTCTTTATCAGACACATACCCCACACGCCTAGCCCCCGAGGGGGCATCAAATTCCATTGGCGCGGTCAAGGTACGAATTTCATCACCAATATTGACTGAGATTGTGCCTTGCTCAAGCCTGACCTTGTACGGCGTTTTATGCTCCGCACCAATAATAAGTGACCAAGCCGGTGCAATCATCTTGCGAATGTACTTGCCATCCTCAAACGAATGAATCGTCTTAATGTCGGCCTGTGGCATTTTCAAAAGTTCGTCTTGCAGCACGTCAATTTTTTGCTGCAAAGTTGGCTTTAGAAAGTCAAGGTCAAAGGTTACCTTCACACTTCCACCCACAGCCATGTTTGATCATCCAACACCCAATTGCCCTCAGTAGGCATGGGGGCGTAGAAAACATCGTTAATGGCATCGTAGGTGTAACCAATGCCAGCGTAGTTGCCACGCAACGCCACGCCGCCATCAGGTTGACCGTCTTGACCGTAATGCACACCGCCACGAGTGTTGTAGGAGGTTTGCAACCAAGTGCCAGGGCTTGTGTCCACAAACGTATTAAAAAATGATGCGTCAGCCACGATAACTTCTAAAACCAATCCGTTTGAAACTTTTGCGTAGTTGCTCATAATTATTCTCAAGCGTTGTAGGTTGAGGATGAAGTAAAGGTATGGATAGTGTACCCACCGCTTGATGTGACTGTGCCGCCTGTGCCACGTTGCGAGCCGAGGTAAGCAATAACTACAATACCAGAGCCGCCGTTGCCGCCTGCTGCGCCAATCCCGTTGCCGCCACCACCACCGCCTCCAGTATTTGCAGTGCCGGCAACCGCAGCAGCGGCAGAGGATGCACCTGCACCGCCACCGCCTAGCCCGCCTGTTCCGCTTGGAGTGCCTGTGTTAGCACCACCGCCACCACCCGCATAATTTAATGCTGAACCACTTATGCTGCTAGATGAACCAGCACCTCCGTTGCCCCCGCTTGTTGAAGCAACAGCATTTGAACCTACTGCACCCGCCCCACCACCGCCACCTCCAGTAGGGCCAGCAGCACCATTTCCGCCAGTATTGCCTTGCCCTGATGTACCTGATCCACCAATTGATGACGTACTGCTCCCACCGCCCCCTGATCCTCCAGAACTGCCATTTGTAAGCACTCCATTCGGTGCGCCACCGCCACCACCAATTGCAGTTACTAATGAACTTATTACCGAGTTTGTGCCGTTAGTTCCGCTGACGGTATTAACAGTTGAACCCACGCCGCCTGAACCAATGGTAATTGTGTAAGCAGTACCTGAAGAAAGTGTTGATGAGCTTGCTAACAACCCACCTGCACCGCCGCCACCCCCACCTGCCGTTGCCCCACCACCACCCCCACCCGCAACCACAAGGTAATTGACCGAGTAACCCGCAGGTTGACTAAATTGCAACCACGATGACGTAGTAGTGTCATACCACTCTGGATTGCTCGTTGTGCTGTTCATCCGAATCATGCCGGTAGAAGGCGACGCAGGGCGTTCTGCGGTTGTGCCAACCACCAATTGCGAGGCACTTGTACGGGTCAATAATTGAAAGCGTGTGCCGTCATAAATAATTTGATACGTTGCAGCGGCAATTAAATCGTTTGCCACTAGTGCTATTGCACCGACCTTGGTAACTGATTTAACACCCAACGCATCAATGTTTATGGTGACTGCGCTGGTGTTGTTGTTTTGAGCAATAAAACTGTATTGCGCACCGAGCGTGTACGCAACAACTGTAGGTGTACCTAACGCCGTTAACGTATTAGTGCCTGTAACAGTCAACAGATTGTTAACCGTAGTTACATCATTAACCGCCGGAATGTTGTCATACGTTCCAATCTGAACAAACGTCGATGACTTTAATATAAATTTATAAAACGATCCCCCATCTAGCCAAATCTCATTTGGTGTACGCCCCGCCCCGTCCAACACAATTGGGTTGGTGTTGTTGCTAGCGCCCGTTTGAGAAGTGTAAGTTGTTACAGGTGTAGAAGTACCCGCAGCATAGGTGTACAACAAACCACCCGTAAGAGGGTCACCGTTACTGTCAAAAAACTGAACGCCCGCACCGGCAAAGGCTGAGAAATTGATGGACATTAGACTATCCCTGTAATGATGCCGTTGACGACCGTCACGGTTTTAAAATCGGTTGTTGTAAAAGTGCCTGACGCACCGCCCGCACCGGCACCCAATTGTTCGTATACAGCGTTAAAAAACCTAAACCATTCGCGTGACATGAGCCCTGTAGCTGGGTCAACAATTGGCACCCGAGGCGCAGGGATCTGAGTAATGTTCATGCTTTGGTGGCCTCAACGCTAAGTTCAGCCGCCATGATTGCAATCTTAACTGGGTCGGTGCCTGACACTTCATACACCCGATCGCGCAACTTTTCGGTCATGCCAAGACGACGCCAAAGAACACGTTTGCCGTACTCGCCCACGCCGCCCATTGATCGCCAATGCTCGTTTGACCAAGTGTGGCCACCATCGTCTGACCAGCGCAACATGACTTGAGGTTGCACAAAATCGTCTACAGCTATAACAATTTCAATTTGATTAACAATACCAATTGAGCCTGACACAATCATGGGGCTTAAATAAACACTTCCTGGTATTTCAATTACTCCTGGCAGACCCACACCGGATTCGCAATTCAATTGCAAAGAATGTTGAGCCGTACGTTTAAAGTTGTTGGTGCCTGTGGGCAACGCGCGCCATGAGCGCAACCACTTTTGAGTAAACGTACCGTCCGCATATACTTCCAAATTAAAAGCGTAGAGGTTGCCGTTTTGAAAATCACCTACAGTAACTTCGTTATTAAAAAACATTTGGCAATTGCTGCGATGGCGACTAAAGTTACCATTACTAAAACTTGCCCGTTCATGCCATGCTTGCGCAGCAACGTCAAACACCCAAGTCGCTTGTGCAGCAGGGAAGGTTAAGACATAAAAAGAATGCCCGTCTTGCTGATAGGTGTAGGCAATGGCATCCGAGATGTCACCGTACTGTTGAATTTGCCACTCAATTGCGTGGGTGCTAATACGCACCCCCGTGTAGCCTTGCGAGCGGTAAACAATGCCTTGCCCACGGTTATCTGCGCCTAACCAGAAAAGCCCGTTGTCTAGCTTGGCAACCGAAAAAGTTGCGGCGCAACCAATCTCGTTAAATGCGCCTTGAATGCGTATTAAAGGAAAACCCGAACCTTGTGCTGCGTTGTACCAAACCTCAACCGAGGTTGTGCCAAATAGCCAAATCTCTGAGTGATCGGTAATGGATGACACCAAACCGTCGGGGCTACCTTCGGCGCTTGCAAAATCAAGTGGGTCAATTAGCAATGGATCAAGCAGTTCTGTTACCCATACGCGCTGGCTGTCAGGCTCGATAAATACGAAATACCCGTCAAGGTACGACACCGTCAATGCACCAGGGAAGTCTACGTCCGTAATCTGTGCAAATATGGTAGTCGTGGCGTTGTAGATAAAGCTCGGGCCATTACAAGCAATAAACAAATGATTGCCATTGTCAGCCATTGACACAGGGCCATCGTTGGCGACCACGCCAAGCGTTGTGATGTTGTATTCGTTATCAATGCGGTAAAGCGTATTGCCTGACACAACGTAGCCGTAACCACCGTATTGCCACAAGCCTCGCACGGGGCCTGTGCCCACGGTAACTAATAACTCAAGCCCTGGAGCCCTGTTTAAGAACGCAGGCTCCAAGCCGCCTTCGGCAACTACCTCGGGGAACAAGTTGACCATGCGATTGTTAGCCGCGTTGATGCTGCGGGTCACATAGGATGAACCGAGGATAGGCGACTTCATTAGTAGTTGCCAGCAAAGATGTTGAATCGCTGACGCGTTGCAACAATTGAGTAGGGCAACGACATAATATCGTCAGGGTTGTTGATGCGTTT